CATTGTAAAAACGAAGATTGAAGAAGCTATTCGGCAATATTCATAAACAATATCTACAATTAGGAAAATAATCGTGAAGTAATAAGATAAATGCGAAATGAGTGATATAACTCACTTCGCATTTTTAATTTTTATAAGAAATTGATAAATGCGTTAGAGTGAATAATCACTCTGGCGCATTTATTTTTTTGCCTAAAAACAGAGGAGGTGGAGAGCAATGGCAACCAATAAGCGACCGAGAAAAGCGTACAAGCGCATCGGATTCGAGGACAGAAAGAAAATCGAAGCACTGAACGCACAGGGCAAAACAGTAGATGAGATGGCGATGGCAATCGGTGTCCACTCGGCTACCATGTACCGTGAACTCGCCAGAGGTGGAGAACCGTACAAGGCAGAGGTCGCACAGCATTCCATCTAACAGAGAGGAGCAAGTGGAATGGAAGAACTGGATATCAAAACTGCCATACAGATAGCAAAGATACTGGCAGCGGCCCCGGATGAAAGAATCCCCATGATACTGGATGTGTTCAGCAAGGCACAGGTTGACATCAACGGACTTGATGAACTGGCAGAATGGAGAGCACTGGACAAGCAGACCGCACTGATTGACACAGATGCCTTTGTAACAGAACTGACCAAGGGCAAGGAACTGGAGGACGGAGAATACCGTATCAGAGTTCCAGAGTTTAATCACTTCTGTAGCACAAAGGGAGTGAGTGCCAGATACGCAAGGAAGCACCTGTACGAAAGCGGAATGCTCCGAAGCAGCACTGACAATGGCAAGATCAACTACACCTGCCCGGTGCAGGCGACAGATACCAAGAAAACAGAACGATGCGTATGCATCATACCTAAAAACTGAATATCGAAGAAACACACTGGCAAGCATCGACCAGAATAAAAACCGATAGGTAGGAGCGAGCCGCCGCAGTAAATCGCTCCGGCAGCAGGACATGAGCCTGCATGAATGGCTGTCGTAATTGGGGTAGGGAACGCAGACCCAAGTAAAACAACAACGGTTCGGAGGCAGATGAGAAACACGCAGAGAGAGAATACCGAGAGCATGGATGCGTGGGTGCGATTTAACACTCGGTAGCGGGGAATGAAAAAGACCGCACTGCAGGCGACTAGTACAGCTACCCCAAAGAATACTCAGGGAGCATGAACGGAACAGTTACTCTTCAAAGCCTTGGAGAACCTGTTCCATGCCAGACCCAAGAAGCCTAGAGAGCATAATGAGGTACTGGTAAAAGTCAAGTAAGTATAAAGGAGAGAGCATATGAAACAGCCAAAGAAACTGACAAGGAATCAGAAAGAGATACTGGTCAAGAAGGGGATGAACCCGGATGACTATATGCTCCATTCAGAGGATGAGAAAGAGATGATCCTCTACAACAGGAAAGAAAAGAGACTGGAAGCAGTCGAGAAGTAAGCAGGAGGTGCATGACGATTTGAAACTCAGTAGGAGACAGAAGCGAATTCTGAAAAGAAAGCTGAAGCGCATAGCAGGGGATGCAGTAGCGGTATTAGTGGGAGCGGGAATGTTTGTTGGATTGCTTATCGCATGGGCAAACGAACCGATGCCGGACTGGAGCGAGTACATAGAGGAAAACCACATAGGCATGGTGCAGGTGGAAGGCTCGGACACATGGCTGACGCAGGAAGAATATGAGCAGATGTGCAAAGAGCGTGACGCATACAGGGCAGCAGAGCAGGCAGAGGAACAATCCTACTACAACGCAATCCTCCAGAACACTGAGACACCAGTACCGACAACAACCGCAGCAATCGGCAGTCTGGACTGGGATGCGGATGACTCCTACAGATTAGCGAAAATCGCCATGGCAGAAGCAGAGGGCGAGGACACCGAGGGCAAGGCACTGGTCATACTGGTGGTGCTGAACCGAGTGTGGAGCGATGAGTTCCCAGATACCATCGAGGGAGTGATCACGGAGGACACCCAGTTCACAGCATACGGAAACGGCAGATACGACAGGGTAGAGCCGGACACAGACTGCTACCGGGCACTGGAAATGGTGCAGGTAGAACACTGGGATGAGAGCCAGGGAGCGACATACTTCGAGAGAACCACGGACGAAGCCACATGGCACAACACCACACTGAAAAAATTATTCACACACGGCAACCACACATTCTACACCGAAAGGAAGTAACCAACAATGAAAATGGCAATGAAGGACGGACAGATCCTCATAAAGGAAGCAGACAATGTCCAGTTCACAATCATAAAGAGTTGGGGAAAGATGAAGTGGAGCAGGCAGACGCAGACGCTAAGCGGACCGGCTGACATCGAGCTGCTGAACAGACTGGCAGGACTGGTAAACTTGCCACCGTCCATCGAAGCAGAGCGAAAGAAGCTGAACGAAGTAATGGCAGCAGTCGACCGGGAACGCATGAACCCGAAGCCAGAGCCACTCATCCCACCACCAGTCAAGGTGTCGCCATTCACGCACCAGGTGCGAGGATATAATATGGCACTCATGACATTCGGACTGGTAGACCCACCGAAACCAAAGGAGGCGGAGAAGTGATACATATCAAGGAAACAGAAATCATCCCATTCCTTAAGACTGCACAGACAGGATATACGAAGATGATCAGCGAGGGGGATCTCGAAATGGAAGTCGAACTGGCGGAAAAGGTCGAGGAAGCACTCACGCAGGCGATGGACATCATATATGACTACCAGAGCATGGCAGATGAGCATAAGCGGATGGTCGAAAAATACGAGACAGAAGCACCAGTAATAAAGAGAGGTATGGACTTTTACTGTTGCCCTGCCTGCGGAAAGAGAACCTCCCGAAATCATACGCACTGCCACTGGTGCGGAAAGAAACTAGGGTGGTAAAGATGACAGATCGAGAAAAGAAAGAATTAATAGAAGCCGAGGAAACGATACTGCAGTTGTTCTTCGATGCGTATGAAAGAGCAATGAAGTACACAAAAGGCAATATCAACCTTTCACTCCGCATGGCAGCAATGCTCGTGTCAGCGATGGTTCACGACCAGACGGAAAGTAAGTCCTTTCAATTTTTGTGGCAAATGGGGAGGGATAACAAATGACGCAGGAAATAACAATGGGGTCTTTGTTCTCCGGGAGCGGTGGCTTTGAACTGGCAGGATCGATATTCGGAATCAGACCAATATGGGCAAGCGAGATAGAGCCATTCCCGATACTGGTAACCACAAAGAACTTCCCGGAAATGAAACACCTCGGAGACATCAATAAATTAAACGGCGCAGACTTAGAGCCAGTGACCATCATCGCAGGCGGCTCTCCATGCCAGGACATGAGCATAGCCGGAAAGCGTGAGGGTCTGGACGGTTCACGAAGCAATCTGTTCCGTGAGCAGATACGGATCATAAAGGAGATGAGAGAAAGTGACAGAGCAGCAGGCAGAACAGGAAAACAGATCAGACCAAGATACATGGTCTGGGAGAACGTGCCCGGAGCATATTCGAGCAACAAAGGAGAGGACTTCCGATGTGTCCTCGAAGAAATCTGCCAAATCTCAGAAGGAAATGTTTCAATTCCTAGACCTCCGAAAAACAAGTGGGGGGGGCAAGGCGCAATCATGGGCGATGGGTATTCAGTCGCTTGGCGAACACTTGACGCTCAATATTGGGGAGTGCCCCAAAGAAGAAAGCGTATCTACCTTGTCGCAGATTTTGGAGGAGACACCGCACCGGAAATACTATTTGTCCGTGAAGGCTTGTCTGGGAATTTTGCGGAGAGCCGAGAAGCGTGGCAAAGAACTGCCGGAGATATTAAGACAGGCACTCATAAGACAGGCGCAGCTGATGTCGAGTGCTATGACATCAGCGACAGGCGCAGAGTAGCAGACAGAAGCGAGGTATCGCCCACGCTCACAACGAAGATGGGGACCGGCGGTAACAATGTACCCATCGTATTAGAAAACCACCCACAGGACAGCAGAGTGACGATAGCAGAGGACAGTAACGTACCAACGCTGACCAGTCGCATGGGCACTGGGGGGGGGCAATGTGCCACTCATCCTCAGCCAATCACATTGCAGATCAGAAGCGGATGCGAGGGAGGAGGTAAGGGAGCATTGATGCAGACAGATAAGAGTGCAACGCTCAGTACACACAATACGCAGACCTTATTCGATCCAATCCCGATAGCAGACAAGGCGACCCGATACAAGGGCGGCGGAGATACCAGAAACAATGACGGCTCTTCCAATGGACTCGGCATCGGAGAACCGGGAGCACCTGCCAACACACTCACGGCCGCAGACAGGCACGGAGTAGCCTGCTTCGCACAACAGGCAATCGGGGAATATGAGGAATCGGAGAAAGCCTCCTGTCTGAAGCGCAGGGATTATAAGGATAGCACCGACCTCATTCTCTGGGAGTACATCATCCGCAGGCTCACACCGTTGGAGTGTTGCAGACTGCAAGGCTTCCCGGATAACTGGGCAGAGGAACTGGGGATACCAGAACCAACGCAGGAAGATATCGATCACTGGCGAGAGGTGTTCCGAACACAGATGGAAGCCATGGGCGAGAGCAAAAAGGAAAAGACAGACAACCAGATCCGCAAGTGGCTGAAAGACCCGGAGAGCGACTCAGCCAAATACAAGATGTGGGGCAACGGCATAGCACTTCCGTGTGCAATGTTCGTGATGGAAGGCATCGCCATGATACTAAGCGAGGAGGATACAGATGAGCAGCAATAACAAAGATTACATATCCTGTCGCAACCCCGCAGCAACCAAGCAGCAGGAAGCAGATTGGAACAGGATGGTGCGAAATTTGGAGCACCGCAAAGCAAAAGAAAATCACAGGAAGGAGGTAAAAACCAATGGCAGAAACGCATAAAGGCTTCGGTCTGCTTTTTGAAATGGGATGTGGAAAGACGC